AAACCAAACCAACCAACCCGTCGACATTCATAACGCAGAAATACATAAAATATATAATATTACTTTATTTGATAATATTATATTTAACAATGCGGAAAAACGCTTCAGACAGAAACTTGTTAAGTTTGAAATCATTAGACGACCTTATTATAGAAGGTTCAGGCTCTCAAAATGACCTTTTAGAATCAGAAGATATAGCTTCAGAAAAAACATGGGATAATTTAATAACTTTAGAAACATTTAGCGATTGGATTAGCGTCGCTTCTTACAAGATAGAATGCCTCGATTTAGCTATTAAAATTTATCGCTGGCGACTACAGACTTGTATTTTGTTAGGTCTTCTATTATCGACCGCATCCGGAACCATAAGCGTCACGCAATTTGGCAACTATTCTCCGAATTTAAAGTTCGGGTTAAATCTGGTTCTTACCATCACTAGCTTTGCGGTCGCACTGTTAACCGGTATCGTCAAAACATTTAAATTTCAAGAAAATTTGGAAGAATATATTAGCTTGAAACAGAGTTGGGTTTCATTTAGCGCGAAAATAAACAACGAAATTTATTTGCCGAAAAAAATGCGAGGCAATGCGGAGACGCTTATAAAAGATAACAAGGCCAGGTTTTTAGATTTGTTAAAAATCGATGTGCCTATTCCAAAAGATATGTCTATTTTAGCTGCAAAGAATTTAGATAAGGGCGATGATATAGAAAGCCAGTATTACAAATACAGAGAAAATATTATTAAAAATGAAAAGGACATGAATCATAATTATATGCGGTGTCTGTCATTCTTTTTAAATTGCTGTTATTGTTTTTACAAACCATCGACCACTAAGAAAATTCTCGATAACCGAGAACTTGAAAGAACAATCGAATACAGTAAAATGGAGAATGAATCTAAATACAAACGCAGAGCATATCAGTATACCCTTTCGTCCATTATGTTGAATAATGTAAAGAATGAATATAATGAAGTCAAGGCGCTAGGGTTAAATCAAATAGATGGTCTCAGTACAAATGCTAGTACAAATGCTAGTACAAATGCCAGTACATCTGTAGATAAACCACCCATTAAATTAAAAATAGAAGCAACGGTTAATACTGTTGCTAATAAAGTAAATGAATTGATGACTCCAAAAAAAAAGAAAAAGAAAAAAAAGAAGAGGCAGAAGAAAAAGAGGAAAAAGAGGCAACAGAGGAAAAAGAGGAAACAAGGGAAGAAGAAAAAGAGGAAAAAGAGGCAGAAGAAGAAAAAGAGGCAGAGGAAAAAGAAGAAATAAATAAAGGGCTTCCTTATTTACAACAAAAATATATCCGTTAAATATATGAGTTTAGAACCCACTGAAGAATTAATATTAAGCGTCGTTATTTTCGGTCACGGGTGCGAAGATTTTCTAAATCCATTCCCCATAGAATCCGATATCGGCGAATATTACAGAAATAATGTCAGAGTATACAGCACACCAACAGTTCCTGATATTACCAGTATTATGGCACCAACAAGAGTAAAACACATTGTCGACAATATTAGAAGTAAATTTACAGATATTCCCGAAGCAGAAACAAGAGAAATTGTAAACAGCGTTAAAGAAGAGATTCGCTCCGAATATCAAGCATCCGTTGCTAGAATAGACCAGCTTGGCATATTTAAAACCGATCCAACTTTCAAACGGAATGTTGAGCCCAGATATATAAGTCAGGCTTCCAATTTAGTTGCTTATTTAGCAAACAAAGAATTCTGGTTTTACGATGAAAATGAAGAGGAAGAAATAAAAACACCAATACAAAAAAGAACATATGAAAATATCGGCATGCATGTAACCGATATACGACGCAAAATCACGGATTCAGCGGGTGAAATTCGATACGAACAAGTCCCGTTACCGCCTCAGCGTCTTTCCGTTTATTTTAATTTGAGCTACAAAGATGGGGTTAAAAATATTGTTAAGCACATACAAAAGGAACTGGGGATAAATACTGATATAAAAGAGATCGCTCGGATTCTGGGATTCGACCGACCCAAACAAAAGGACAGACTGAAAATGATAACGCTGGTCGAATTATTCGAGTTTTTTAAAGCATGTCATATCGATTATGTGAACATTTTTGATTTGACTTGTAGGTCCTGTAAAACACGACGCTTAAATGAAACTGAAATCGCGAATATTGGTAATTTTGAAAGCAGTGTTTCTAGAAATACCAAGGCTTTTGGTAAAAACCTTGGTAAAACCTCTGGTAAAACCTTTGGTAAAACCTTTGGTAAAACCTTTGGTAAAACCTTTGGTAAAACCTTTGGTAAAACCTTTGGTAAAACCTCTGGTAAAACCTTTGGTAAAACCTTTGGTAAAACCTTTGGTATTTCAAGGAAATCTAAGAAACCGAAATCTAATAGGCCGAAATCTAATAGGCCGAAATCTAATAGGCCGAAATCTAATAGGCCGAAATCTAATAGGCCGAAATCTAAGAAAAGGATTTAATCTTTAATGTTTTATTTTTTTGTTGCTTTCTACATTTGAGGCTTTTTGTTTTTAAACTTTTACCACCTCGTCTTGCTCGTTCTTCGGGTCGTTCTTCGGGTCGTTCTCTTGCTCGTTCTTCGGGTCGTTCTTGTGCCTTTTCTTTTTCTTGTATTTTCGCCTGCTCTTCCTTTAACTTTTCATTCGCATCATATTCCATTTCATACCCATATGCTTCTTTTAATTCTCTTGGTCTATATTGATACTTAAATAAATCCGCCAATGATTTTCGAATTTTTTCAAATGTGTTATTACACTTCATCGCATATTTTTTATTTTTCCAACATCGGTTCCCGGATATAATTCCAGTTCAATTGTTATATAATACGACAATTTTGATTTATTTTCCTTTGCCAAATTGTATTGAAAATTGTGCTGATAATAATCTGAGCTTTGCTGCTGACCATATTGCTGCTGACCATAAGGTTGCTGACCGTATTGCTGCTGACCGTATTGCTGCTGTCCGTAAGGTTGCTGACCATAAGGTTGCTGACCGTAAGGTTGTTGACCGTAAGGTTGCTGACCATAAGGTTGTTGACCGTAAGGCGGTTGCTGACCATAAGGTTGCTGACCGTAAGGTTGTTGACCGTAAGGTAAAACCGTCGGCTGACCATAAGGTGGTTGCCCATAAGGTAAAACCGTCGGCTGTCCGTAAGGCGGTTGCCCATAAGGTGGTTGTCCATAAGGATTATTCTGTTGAGCAAAATTATAATATTCTTTGCTGGGTCTGTCCGCGCCTCCGATAAATAAATCATCATCAGAGGCATCCGAGTCATCCGATTGACTAGCAGACCCGCCTTTTAAATAACCTTTAATTGTATCATTCGTTATTATCTTATTAAATGCTTTCATATCTTCGGCGCTGAAAACATTTTCCTTTTTTGCTACATATTTTTGTAACTGTGACACCAGAGTTTTAAGATTCTCTTGTTGACTTGCTGTTAAAGATTCTTTAATGGATAAAAAAGCATTTATTTTCCGGATCCTTCCTATATTTACATTCAATTCGGTTATTTTTTCGTCTACTGAGTCTTTTAATTCAGTAAGTAGATCAGAAAATGTATCTATCTCTTTCAAAAAATCATATTTGTCCGAAGGTGTTTGATCTGTTGTGTATATTTTTAAATCCTTTAAAAAGGCCAACCTTCTTTCTAAATCATGAATATCTTTTAGCGTATTTCCGATGTTGTCGGAGTTTAATTCATTTGAATCATTTAATTTATTTAATACAATTATTTTTTCAAAAATATGAGCAGATTCTGATTTAAGTTCTCCCACTTTCTCGTCTGGAAGTATGTCATTCATTTTTTTAGTAATATCCTCTTTATGTTTAGCTATGGTTCGAGTTATTTGTGGTAATAAATCTGGGTTTTGCTTAGTGGCACGACCGGAACTACTTTTGCGTTCAGGGTTTAGTTTATGTTCTTCTTTTGCTAAATTTGCCTTTGAAGTATTTAATTTCTTATCGGTTTTTAATTGTTTAATTATTTCGGGTATATCGATTGAATCTTTGTTGGATTCTTCACTTGAATTAGACCTGGATTTTGAAGCAGAATGGTCGATAGGCGGTAGCGGTGTCGTGCCTTGAATGAGCTGTATATTTATAGGCATGTTCGACATGTCTGAAACCGGTTCAGCTAGAACTGGCTTAGAATCAGCTTCTATAGAAGTAATTAAATCTTCAGGTGTATTTTCCGTTGTTCCCATGTCGTCGTACTGGATGGTATAAGTATTGTCAGTATTAACTAGAGTTATTGTACCAGGATGTAGTATTTTATTACGATCAGTATAATTGACTCTATCGCCTACAATAAATGTTGATGTCAGTAAAGGACTCATATTATAAGCAGAATCAGAATCAGAATCAAGATCAAGGGAAGAAGCACTACGACCACTAGAAGCAGACCCATGACCACTAGAAGCAGACCCATGACCACTAAAAGGACCACTAGAAGCAGAAGCAGAGCTAGGAACACACGCCATGTCATACCACGCAGTAAAAAAAACGAGTTGGTTATCTACATCTGAAAAAAGGGTTGTTCCCTCGTAATTTCCAATAATTTGATATTTAATTAATGGTGGTACTACTGGTGCTACTGGTGCTACTGGTGCTACTGGTGTTACTACTGGTGTTACTACTGGCGCTGAAGTGCTTCTTAATAAAAATATACAATTTTCGTTATTTAATAGTAGATTATTTATAAGATTACATTGAATTTGTATTGATTCAGCTGGAAGAATAGTATACGCTATTATATAAATATTAATATCTAATATTCTTTTGAAAAGGTCGATTATGTTGGTCTCAGTCGCGGTATTCAAAAGGATACCACCGTCTGTCAGTAATCTTTTTAAGCTATCCAATGTAAACCGCCTGACACCGGAAAGCGGCTCGATGTCCGCATATAAATTTATTGTAACCGCATTTAATCTATCTAATCTCTTATTTAATATCAAACATACAGATTCTAAAATTTGTTCAAGTCCGACTCCACCCACCTCATATATTATCCATTTTTGAAACCTATCTTGTAAATTTTCCGCATAATCAAGGTTCAAACTATACACAAGTCTATTAAACATCAGTGTTTTTATTTTATCGATTTTTGTTGCGTTGATATCCTTTTCAAAATAAGAAAAGGCGACGATTTGGGTCACTTCAGAAATCGCATCAAACCCGTCTAATAATTGATTACATTTATCTACAATACCCTTTTCACTGATTTTTAAGTGTAATAACTTTTTAAACTCGTCGCATAATTTATCCTGTTTTTCTAATGTGCTTCTAATATACCTTTCTTTATACTGTTGAATAAAAATATCATCGCAAATATTTCTGATTTGAACTCTAACTTCTTCTATGTTACCCATTTTTTTTGTTTCTAATCGTTTGGTTTCTATTAAAATAGAGGGTATAACAACAAAATTAGCATAAATAGTGTCAAATTGTAGCGGTGCGATTTCAGTATAATCAGACAAATTGGTATAGTGTGTTCTAGCAATATCTGGCATATATAATTCAGGGGTTAATTCACGATCTACTTCTGTGAGGTTTTCCAACATCTGTTGGGTTTCATCGTTAACAGGACTAGCAGCAGAAGAATTTCCAAGAGCAGAAGCAGGAAGAACAGGAAAAATATATTTAAATGATACTAAAGAACAATAATACACCAAATACAATTTGAGCATAATTAAATCCATATTGGTAATATTCTGTTCGGCTAAATAGAAATGATTTTGTCTTAAACACTTTATTTGTAATAAATGGGTTATTAATATAATACAATCATACAAGTCGCTCTCTAATTTAAATAATTTAATATATTTTTCTTCTTCTGTTTTTTTGTCCTCGGTCATGAAATAAACGCCTTCGTCATCTACTAGTTTCCATTGTTGAACCGGTTCCGTTTTTTTAGAATTAAACAATTTTGTCTTTTTCTCATCGACCCAATCGACCTTTTTAGAAAACCAGTCGCCTATAGCGCCCTTTATTTCTTTTAAATCGGTAACTGTTTCCGCTTCTATCCCAGAAAATTTTGGATAAGTTTGAATCAATATGTCATAAGTAATTCTAGGATTTTCGGTTTTAAACGCGATGGTTACTTCCGTTTGCTTGAAATAATATTGAATCATAGTAGTCACCAATGTTTCTATTTCGCTGTAATATATTTTCCAAACACACCAATCATTTACATAATATGACATGTTAACCATAGACAAATAGATACCCAATTGTTTGCGCGAAGCAATCAATAAAAATGGTTTCGCAATATACAATTCTGTTAGTTCATTCATATTCATATTAAATAATAGTTCTTTTTCTCTTGTTAATTTGGTAATTTTTGTTTTTAAATGAAGAGTGTTTTTACAAAGAGCATTACAATTGGGATCGGCATCGTTTGTAGGTATGTCCGCGCTTAATTTTTCATATATTCGAATATCGGTGTCGATACACATGTCTACCAATCCCGCGGTTTCTTTGTAATATTCGATGCTTTTTGTGTATATCTTTTTATACTCCTTTAAAAAATCTACAATGCTGTTAAAATAGTTGCGCTGATTTTCATATAACTGTAATAATTTCGTCGACAATTCTACCAAGGATTCCATAATCTGAGCTTGATAATCGAATAGTTCTTCGCATTGTTCTGGCACTAGTGCTAACGAAGCTTTTATTTCCTTTATTTCATCTGGAGTAAGATGAAGAACAGGATCAACAGTGTCATACACCAGTGTATCAAAAATACTCTTTGAAGTATTATCATAGAGAGCCTGGACGCGACCTATTTCATATTTTATTTCAAGATAATCGTTTCTACTTTCAAATAATATTTTTTTAAAATCCTGATATCGTCCATATGTATTAATTAGTAGGTCGCTATCAGGGCCTTTATTATCTTCTGTGAATTTTGCGAATTCAACCGGTTCCAGTAATAACGACATCGTGATTGGGTCGGTAGATAAATCGGTTTCATTAATAAAAAGAACAGGATAATTTTTAGGAAGATTCCGGCTTTCTTCTAGAAATTGGTCAGAATAGTCCGATTCCGTGCCTAAATTTAGAGGCGTTCTTTTTCAAAGGTTTGTCCATTTTTAAGATTATTAAGCGTTTCGTCCTTTTTTGTTTTCATAGTGCCGACTGACTCTGGGTATTCCGCTTCTATCAATTTCATTTCATCTTCCGCTTCTTTTAACGCATTTTTATACGATAAATTTGTATACGGTGACATTAGTTTGCCTGTTGGCTTTGTGTCGATGGACCAATCGTTTTTTCTCCATTTAATTCCCAAAATAGTATATGGTCTTTTATTAATGTAAAATAGACCATTGATTTTGAATATACTGGCGAGTGTTAGCTGAATATTTTTATTAATTAAATCTTCTTCCATTGCTTCTTTTAGGGTTCGTTCCTTTTGTAAATTTAACAGTTTTAAAGGGTTTTTTTGAACATTAAATGTCTTGCCGATGTTGCGATTGATAAAGCTGTCAAATTGATTTGCTTCGAAAAATTGGGTATATTTAGAATCGGGTGGCGCATTTGGCGGAATATCGGTGATGGCTCCTTTGATATATTTGACAAGTGGGTCGAAATACACGGTATTGCTTTTTGAGGTCGGGACAGTCATGTATGGTTCGTATAACATTTTGGTGTGATTTGGAATTATACTTTTAACGAAAATAGTAATTGTATTGGGAATATTTGGTTGTTTTTTTTATTATTTTTATTGTTTTTACCATTATTGTTACTGGTATTGTTTCCATTGTTTCTGCTATTATTGGAACTATTGTTGCTACTATTATTGGAGCTACTATTGTTTCCATTATTGCTATTATTGCTATTATTGCTACTATTGCTATTATTGTTTCTGCTATTATTATTATTGGTACTGGTATTGTTTCCATTGTTTCTGCTGAGACCAGCATTTCTTCCCGCATTTCTTCTGTCGCTATCGCTACCACTTATGTCTCTTCTGTCGCTACCACTTCTATCGCTATCTCTTATGGCTCTGTCTCTAGCTCTTCTGTCATCAGCTTTGACATCTCTTCCTAATATAGTGTCATCATATTCATCATATTCATCATCGTCATAATCGTCATCTTCATGCATATTTATAATAGAAATAGATTTTTAAATTCTTATAACAACTTTATCATTCTTTGTTATAAGAAACTTGAAATTGAACTTGAAATTGAAATCAAAATCAAAATCAAAATCAAAATTACAATAAATTTTTATAATTTTCCTTCAAAAAATTATGATATAAGGTAAAGGAGTGTTTTTGTTTTTTGAATTCATTTTCACGCCTAGCCTTCTCTAAAATAGAAATAGCATTATTAATTTCTTGTTCATTAATAGCCCCGTCATTGTTCGTATCTACCGCACTGGCAAATACTCTAAATTTTGCCGGGACGACGCAATAAGGGCTTTCTTCATTAAATAAATGATCAGATAAAACTGTAAAAACAGCGGTCAGTATTAGCGCTGTATAAATGTCACGAGTACCCATCCATGCCATAGCAAAAACAAGAATCTGTTTGGTTATATTCAATTTAAGATACTCTTCTGTGGAACGACTAAATTGTATTGCTATAAATTTAGAACCAACATTTAACAAAATCATAACTATGCCGGCAAAAAATTTGCTATTATTTAGAAACATTATATGATTATGAATGAAATCTAATGAATTGTAAACTAGATTTGCCATTACTATTATAATATATAAAAATACAATAATACAAAACAAAACAATAATTTGTTAGTTATGGTTCAGAACAGGTTTAAACACGAGCATAAGAAGAAACAAATGTTTCTGTAGAAGTAGTAGTGGCGGTCGATTCGCTTGGGCTCACTTCCTCAGAGGAGAAATTTGTCTTGTCTACGGGGATTGTTTTAGAATTTTTAGCTTGTATCGAGTCGTGTATCGATGTCTTGTCGACACCTTGCTCTTCCATTTTAGCTTGTGCTTGTGCCTGTATTTCACTGAGTATTGCTTTTGATTTTGACTCAATATCGCCAAGCATTGCCGCATTAGCTTTTGCTTTTTCCTTCATCTTATCTTTAGTCTCTACCGAAACCGTAGCGCCATCACCGGACGAACCATCCTCGTTATCATCGCCGATTGTTTCATTATCAAATCCCTCCATAAAAAACATATTTGACGCTATAATTAAGCATAATGCGGCCAATAATCCTAAAGTAACATTAAACATGGTGAAAAATATAACGACAGCAATCAATACTACTCTTCCTAAAATATTCCTATATAAATTAAATAAAACTCTTGGTTTTAGTATTAATGCCACGACAAGTAATAAAAATAATCCAAAGATCCCATACTTCTTATACATTCTATATAAATAAAGTAATATATTTTTATTCGGGTTGAAAGTAAATTGGTAATTGAGTAATTGGGTAATTGGGTAATTGGGTAATTGGGTAATTGGGTAATTGGGTAATTGGGTAAATGGATAGTTATTTCAGAGCATTTTTTAAATAATTATCTTGTTTTTTATTAAGAGAATGTCTTTAGCAAGTACAGCAGCACCATTTAATGACGATAATCAATTTTACAGCGAAGCGAATAAAGAGGATACGCCCATAAATCGAAAACGCCTAGCATCATCGTCTGCTCATAATAAAACTCAAAAGCGAATGCTGCCGATAGATTTCAATTCTGAAAAAGTCAATAACGTTTTACAATCTATTCACAATAATTCAAATGATAATGAGTTGGGTGATTTCAATCCTAAAAGAAATCAAGCGTCGGCCTTATCGGCCTCGTCGGCCTTATCGTCCTCGTCGTCGTCGGCCTTGTCGTCGTCCTTGTCGCAGGTTCCATTAAATCCCTTAAATAAGCTGCTCGCCCCCCCGGAGTCCATGCGAGAGAAAGAGGGCTTTAATAATAATATAGACGCAAGCACAAATTCTATACCAGTTCCTCTAGATAATGAAGAAATGGAACTACAAGAGCTTCAATCCGCCTTCTTAAATGACGCGCAAGTGAGAGACTATTATAGAAAGTTGGTTCCTAATTTTCAAAACAAAGCACCTACTTCTACACCCATGGACAATTCAGGCTCGGGCTCGACGAATAAAATGTATTACAAGGAAAAATCGATGGATCAAGGTAACGGACAAGGTAGTAACTGGTCAGGCGGTAACGGACAAAATGATGCTCTATTAAATAAAATAAATTATATGATTAATCTTTTAGAAGACCAACAGGATGAACGAACTAACAATGTTACCGAGGAAGTAGTACTGTACTCTTTTCTGGGCATTTTCATCATATTTGTGGTGGATAGCTTCGCACGCGTCGGCAAATATACGAGGTAACTATTTTAAATATTCTAAATACGAATTAATGTAGCCGTAATCGGGCTGTATATTATGTGTATATTATTAAATTGTAAATAATTTTTTAAAAAAATTTCAGATATAATTGACTTTTGTTTTGAATATTCTAACAAAAAATAGAAAGAATTCCCATATATAATTCCAATATTAGGTTTTGCAATACATAATCTATCATTTACTCCCAAATACGAATGTTCTTTTGGTATGATTATATTATTATTATCTAATAAATTAAATACAGATGGATTTATTTTTGTATGTAATGCTTGATCCGGGCGAGTAAACATAACATAATCGTAATCAGATTGATATTCTTTAAATAAATTTGTTACCATTTTTTTCGAATGTTGTGCTAATACCATGTTTC